GCTATTGCAACCGTACCAAGTTTGGGTGGGGTGTGGGATGAAGCCCTGACGGCGCATACGATCCCCGGCACGTTTGGGTATTTTGTGAAGAAGCTTTTGAGTGTGGCGAAGTTCTTAGGGCTGAAATAGTGTGGTATAATCATAGGTAACACAGCCGAGGCGTAAGGCCACGCTACATGAGCTTTATCACCGGTGATATTGTCACCAAAGTCCAACAGCGCGTTAGGGACACAAGCTACTCCTCCTCGGAGATCATGAACTACTTGAACGACACGCAAAATGACGTGTTCAACGAGTACCGCTTGCCGTTCATGGAAACAACTCAAGACTACACCCTAACGGTGGGTGTGTCAGACGTTACAAATGGCGTTGGCTTGCCCGCAAACTTCGTCCAAGTAATAGACGTGATTCTCACGACCTCTGGGCAAGAAAAACTCCTCACTTACACAGACATAAGGGAGATTGACAGGTCAGCCCCAGACCCAGACGATGAGAACGCCAACTCAAGAGGTGTGCCGAGCTATTGGTACAACTACGCTAGTACGATCCGCGTGTTCCCTGAGCCGGACGCTGCGTACACTCTGACGGTACGTTATTACAAAAAACCAACTATACTGGCAGACAACCCAGACGTGCCAGAAATCCCAAGCGAGTTTGAGGAACTACTCGTATCTGGTGCTTCTTACCGAGTCCTACAAGTAAAGGACAACTACGACCAAGCTGGAATCCACGAAAACAAATACCAAGAGTTACTACAAAAACTCGTAGCCAAGTATTCACAGAAGCAAGTCGGTTCACCAACCATAATGAGGATAAACTATCGTGGCCTTGGCAAGACTAGTTTCTAAATGTAGTCGTTGTAATAACCCAAGGATGAAAATGAAGCCTGGGTATAAAACTTGCGACAGGTGCCTAGAGGATAAGGTTAACTACCAAAGAACCCCAAGGGGCAAAGAGATTATGAACAAATCAAAAAAACAGTGGAGACAAACCCCAAATGGTAAAAGACTCACATACGCACATGTTTACGTCGGCATAGCACTTAAAAGAGGCAAGCTAGTAAAAGAACCATGTCAAGTTTGCGGTGATAAGGTGGTGCAAGCCCACCATGATGACCACGATAAAAGGCTAGACGTCCGGTGGCTCTGCGTGCCGCACCATAAGGAGGTTCATAGTGTCGTGGGTTAAACGAACTTCTAAACCAATCCCCAGCATGGGGAGTCGATCAAACATTTTCGAGTATAACGACTACTCGAAAGGTATGGACAGCTTTACTGGTAACGACAAGTTCCCAGAGACAAACGGTGGCACAAACCGCTGGAGACTAGCTCAAGACGCACGTATCACCACCCTTGGAGAATACGAGACAAGAAAAGGTTTTGATTTTCACTCTGCCGCAGCCGGAGAGACACAAGACCAAGCTATTACTTCTACCACAGGCGCAGCGGATAAAAGCTTCAACGAGACAACACGCCTAGCACAAAAGTGGACGTGTGGCACTTCCGGCAGACTATCCAAGTACGAAGTGAACATCAAGAACTCCAACACCGCTACTGGAACAATTATTGTTGAACATTGGACAGATGACGGTGGCGAACCGGGGGCATTGGTAGCACGAAGCTCTATTGATGCGTCAAGCCTGTCTACGTCATACGGTTATCTGACGGCACGATTCCCCGATGCACCAACTATCACCGCAGCAACCGCCTACTGGGTTGTTCTGTACGTGCAATCTTATGGTGCTGGGTCATACCGGTGGAGTTCTACCACAACTGCAACAACTGCGATGACTTCCAGCGACTCCGGCTCAACATGGGCAAGCACGTCATACGCCCTAAACTTCAAGCAGCACTACGCTACAACCGGTGGGGTTAAGGGCTTTATCCGCACTATGAAAAGTGACGGTACAAAAGTCACCCTCTTTGCACATGGCACAGTCTTATATTCAGTTGATGAGGTTACTGGCGCACTTACATCTGTCAAAACTGGTCTATCTGCAAGCGCAACCCAATACGAGTTCTGTAAGGTCAACGACATAGTTTATTACGTCAATGGGTACGATGGTCTACGGAAATGGGACTTCACTACCGAATCACAAGTATCTGCTACGAATTACGATCTGATATGCGAACACAAAGGTTGTTTGTTCTTACTAGACGGAACAGATAATAACAAAGTAGTGTACTCGAACTTTGCCGACTACGAGACATTCACCTCGACAGACCTACTCTACGTTCCATCGCCAAAGACTGGTGACCCTGTAACTGCGATGATATCCCTAAACGGTAATCTTCTGTTCTTTACCAAAAACAACAAGTTCATTCTGTTTGGCGATGACAACGCTACATTCTCTCTGAGTGAAGCACCAGACCAAAAGGGAACATACACTCAGCGCACTGTCACCGCAGATGACAACTACGTCTACTTCCTGTCTGATGACGGTGTGTATCGCTCGAACGGTACAGAACCGCAAATGTTGAGTGAGAACATCTACCAAGACATCATCACCCTAAACAACCGCGAATCAGCAACTCTGTGTGTCAACCGAGGGCGATTATATGTATGGTATCGCTCTGCTGGCTCAAGCAACAACGATGAGTGTTTTGTATGGAACCTAAACTTTGCCAGCCAATCAGACACTATCGAAAGCAAAGACACGAACGCTTTTGTAACACAGGCTCAGACCGCTACAAACGATTCTGACGCGCTTATAGTGGCTAGTTCAGTCATAGGGCAGATATACTGGCAAGAGGACGAGGCAAACGACTACACGAACTTAGGTGGCGATATAAACTACCTCCTAGAACAGCACTACAGCCCATTCAGTGTCCCATCTGTTCTCAAAGAAGTACGGGACTGGAAAGCACGTTTTGGCGCACAATCCGGCAGCTACACGATCCGCTGTGAATACGCCTACGACCAACGAGACAACTGGCAGCTACAATCTGCACATGACGTATTAGGCTCTGGGTATATCTGGGGTTCACCTAGTACCGTCTGGGGCGCGTTTGACTGGGGTACATCAGCAGAGACACAGGCAAGCCTATACATCCCCGGTGAGTACCGTAGAATTGCTGTGAGGTACAAACACTATGCAGCGAGACAGCCACACAAGTTCCTCGGTCATACATTTGTAGTGCAAACTCGGAGAATGAAGTGAGCGTAACGCCGGTAAACAGTAGCAGTTCACAGGCTGCGGTTGCGAACACGATAAACAGCATTGCCCAAGAACTCGAAGCAATGAAAAACGTCCAGATATTTAAGGACGATGCCACCACCCGCCGGGTGCTACTCGGCAAAGGCGCAAATGGGTTTTATGGCATTAAAGTCTCCAAAGAGAACAGTGATGTGTTCAGTGCCGCAGATGATGACTTGCTATTTAGCAGTTCGTTCAATAACGAATCCATAGTGCCTCTACATTCTTGGTTCGGGTCATATAAATTGTTAAGTTCCTACACGAGCCTCAACGGTTCGTACATGTCGATAAACTTTGATGACTGGAACGGTTTTGACTGGTACTTTGAGTCGGTTATCTTTACCGATGCCGGAACTGGATATGTGCGTTTGTATAACGTGACTGATGGTGCAGAAGTAACCGGAACGGAGTTTTCAACTACTGCCGTAGGGGAAGCAAACGCCGAATACTACAGGTCTAGCGTACTTACAAAGCCAACCGGCACAAAAGTCTTTAGGGTTCAGGTAAAGATTGTGGGTGGAAACGGTACTACACAGTACATAAACTCCATGAAAAGTAACATGGTCTTTAGAACTGGCGCATAGTCTTTATGTTGTTGATTTAGGGTGTTCTCTGATATAATGTACGTAACACAGCGGTACGCAGGACAATAATGTGGCCGTTAAATCTGTACAACAGATAAACAAAGAACTTAGTAGCATCTACGACCCACAAGTTCAGTCTATCCAGCAACGAAAAACCCTGATACCGCAACAACTCCAAGCGGAAGAATCTGGTCTGCAAGCAAAACAGACACAGGCTTATGATGAAATCC